CGCGTGACATCCAGTTAAACGCCGGCCAGCGCTATTACAACTGCCCGACCGATCTACCTTACGAGCGCATCGACTGCGCCGAGGTGAAGTTTGGCGGGCAATGGTTGCCGCTGACCTTCGGCATCAATGAGCGCCACTACTCGACCTACGATCCGCGCAACAACGAGCGCTCATGGCCGATTATGAATTGGGACATCGCCGAGGACCCTGCCGACACCGCCGGCACTCCTGACAATCGCGGAATGGTGGAGGTTTGGCCGCTGCCGTCTGACTCCGGGATCGTCGGCGGCACGCTCGAAGGCAACATCCGTTTCACCGGCATTCGATTCCTGCGTCCGTTCAACGTGGACTCGGATCGGTGTGACATCGACGGGGATCTGATTGTGCTGACCGCCGCAGCGGAAATCCTCGTGCGGGATCGCAAGGACGATGCCCAGGCGAAACAGCAAGCGGCGACTTCGCTCTACATGAAGTTGCGCGGCAGTCAGGAGAAGAACCGCAGTTTCAATCTCAATGGCGGCGACGCCGAGAAGAAAGGGCAGCAGCCCGAGATTTACGCGCACCCGGTCCCGTTCTCTGTGGGGCCGTAGATGGGCTACACGGTCGTCAAGTCATTCGAGAAAGGCATCGACACGCGACGACTACGCGATACGACGGAAGCGGGCGCGCTCCTCGATGGGCGCGACTGCCACGTCACGTTGGGCGGCGAGCTGGAGAAGCGCGCGGCGTTTGTCGTGGATTCGACAATGCCGGACACGACGGTTGGCTTCTATGTGACAGAGGGGCGCATCTATCACACATGGGGAGACGCGGCGACGGCTCCGGTGGGACTGCCTCCGGGCACTATCTACCACTCCATCCCCGATCCATTGGGTGCGCCCCTCGTCCGCATCCTGTCGGTTGAAGAATTCAACACGCACCTGTACGTGGTCGCGCAGTACGCGCCGGATGCGACCTACCCTCTCGGCCGCATCATCCACTGGTACGACAACAAGCCCGTGGTCGTGCCAGAGAATCCCCCGGTGGAAGGCGGCGGCACTCCTCCAGTGACCTCTCCCGGCGGCAAGCCGGCAGCGGAACTCACGCTCGCGTACACAAACACGAAACCCGAATCGACACCTGACATCACCATCACGGCGATCTACCTACTCGCCCCGGCCACTACTCGCAATTGGGGCGTCGATGCCTTTCTTATCGTCCCGGAGAGCGCGGTCGTCGGCGGCTGGCCGGTGTGCAGCATCGTTGATGTCATGCCCACCAATACGCAGTCAACGGCGGCGGCGGCGATGTTTGCCGTCAACAGTTTCGTGCCGCCCGTAACCGGTGCAGCCCCGGTCGTGGTCAAGGCTCAGGCCAACTTGAACAAGGTGAAATTCTGGATCGAAGACATCGGCATCACTTACAACGGTTGGAAGATCGAGATGAAGGTCAAAGGCCCGTGTCGTGTGGACCCCGGCGGCACCGCGACGTTTGCCGGCGGCATCCCCGGCTCGTCAGGATCGTTGAGGGAAGCGCCCACGCCACATCTCGACCCCGGCGACATCGATGAGAAAGGATATTTCGCCCGCGCGTTCAACTCGCGCATGTTCTCGTTGCAGGGGTCGTTGCTCAACTACTCGGTGACAGAGGATGCAACGGTGTGGTCAGGCGTAGGCTCCACCGCCGGCTTTATCCAGCATTCGATGCAGACAGCCCTCGCCCCGTTTCTCACGTCAATGGCAGATTTCGGCGGAGACCTGGCTGTCTTCGGTACGCGCCACGTCTTTGTGTGGCACATCGAGGAAGGCGACCCGAACGGGGACATCAAGAAGCAGACCATCCACGGCACCGGCACCTTTGCACCACACAGCGCCGTGCCTTTCGGACAGAGCGAAGTTATGTACCTCGATGTCAGCGGCATCCGCTCGCTTCGAGCGCGCAGCTCGTCGCTCGAAGCGTTCGCCGCAGACATCGGCAACCTGATCGATGACCTCGTGCGCGAGAAGATCGGAACCCTCACCGAAGCGCAGAAGAAGTTCAACGTCTGGGGAATAGTCGATCCACGCTCCGGCCGGTTGTGGATGGCGCTGTACGACAAGATATTTGTGTTGTCGTTCTATCCCTCCAGTCGCATTTCGGCATGGACGTACTACGACGCCACTGAGGCGCCCATCGACTATCTAGTGTCGTCGGATAACAGCGTCTACTGGCGTTCGGGCAATGACATCATTATCTACGGCGACGAAGACGGCACGGTCTATGACAACACCGAAGCGCTCGCGCGCATTCCGTACATCGATGGCGACAAGCCCGCGACCTTGAAGAACTGGACCGGCATCGACGTGGCATTGTTCGGCACATGGTCCGTTCGCGGCTCGTTCGATCCCACGGTTCCCACGGCGCTCGACTTGTTAGCCAACCTGACGAAGAGCACCTACGCGCAGCAGAAGATTGCAATCAACGGAGAGTCGCCAGCGCTGTCGCTGGAACTGAAGTCCACCTATGTCGGCCCAGCGAGGATCGGAAATGCAGCCCTGCACTTCTCTGACAGCACAGCAGATTGAGGCTGTGATGGAGACTCACTACTACTGTCCGGATCACCGGGAAGTGTGGGCGGACATTCTGCCCGGCCTCGAGGAATTGTCCGCGATGTATACCGATCAGGATTGGGACATCGAGGGCGTGCGCAAGATGCTCGATGAGAATCGCGCAGTGTTGATCGTGGATTCCGCGGACCCCTCTGCGTTCGCAATCGTGCGCTTCGACGCCTATCCGTACCGTGATGGCGAGACGGAATTGTTTGTCTATCTAGTGTGGCACCAAGGCGGCGATGCCTTCCTGAGATTTCAGCCGCACCTTGAATTGTTCGCGCGTCTCGGTGAGGCGCGTTACATGCGGTTCTATTCGCGACGCGCCGCGTTTCTGCGGGTCGCAACGCGCGCCGGCTACGAGCTGCGCGGCATCGAGTACGCAAAGGAGTTGAGCCATGTTCGGTGACGGTGGTGCAAAAAAGGAAGCGAAGCGCGCTCGCAAAGAAGAGGAAGCGCGACAGTTCCGGGTCAAGATCGGCACGCAGGAGACGCGCAGGAAATTCGGCGAAGCCTTCAACGACAAGTATTACGACGACCTGATGGCGACGACGAAGGCGGCGTACACGCCGGACATGGAGCGGCAGTTCGCGGAAGCGAGTAAGCAGCTTCGGGCGTCACTCCTACGTGCGGGACTTGGCAATTCTCAGGTGGCGATCAACAAGGAAGAGGACAAGGCGGCAGCCCACGCGGGCGCTGTCAACGAAATTGAGCAGCGCGGCATCGGCTTTCAGAACGAGCGGAAAAAGGATGTGGCCTACGCCGAGAACACGGTGTTGAACCAGCTCAACCAGACGGCAGACATGGGCGCGGCATTCGCGAATGCGTCCGCGCAGATTGCGAACAACACCAAACCGCCGGCCATGCCGATGCTCGGGCAAGTGTTCACCGACTTGAGCGCCGGCCTCGCCACCCAGGCGGACCTCGAACGCTACAACCAGAATCGTTACAACGTGTTCGGCCGCATCCCCGGCTGGAACGAGCGCAATCGCTACACGCGCAACGTGGGAGGCACGTAAATGGAACCGCTGACATGGATCATGCTCGCGCTCATGGCCGCAGGCACCGCCGCGAGCGCGCAGGGGCAGAGGAAGACCGGTCAAGCCCGTGCCGGCGTCATGCAGGAGGAGCGCGAGCGAAGATCGAAGCAACAGAAAGAAGGTGAAGCCTCCGCGATGAACACGGCCGAGGCGTTCGCGCAAACCAAGGCGAAGGAGGAAGCACGCGCGGCGGAGCTGGCCGCATCGTCTGCGAAGATTGCCGCGCCGACTGAGACGGCGGCGGGCACGAAATTTCTTGGCATCGAGGCTCCGCAGACTTCGACGCAAATGGTCGAAGGCTACAAGGGCGCGCAGGCGCGAGCGCAGGCGCGGGCCGACCAGCACCACGCCGCGATGGGCAAGCTGTCCGCGTTCGGTGACGTGATGCTCGACAACAGCATCCTCGCCGGCAAGAACGCGCAGGACATCGGTCAGGGCGCAGGCTTCACGCAGGGCTGGCAGCAGAACGTATTACCCGCGTTGATGGAGCGCGCGAACGGCGCTGGTAGAGATTGGGCAACCGCTGGAGATGTCATGAAATTGGCCGCGACGATCATGGCCCCGTTTGCGCTCGGCCAAAGCGCAGCGGCAAGTGCAGCGAAGGCGGCCGGTGAGGCGGCGAAGCAGGGAGTGCTCTCCACGCCGACCAACATGTTCAACGCCTATCAACTGCCGGGGTTGCAGCCGGGCGCACTGTCGCACCTGTCCCCAATGCTGAAAGCCGCCCCGTGGCGGGGTGTCCCCTTTCCGCTCTGATTTGTTAGGAACGCGCACATGGCACAGATACCAAACTTCTACTACAACTCGCCGTGGATCGCGGACGCCGCGAAGAGTCTTGCGAGCGCCTTCGCGCCGGCGGACCCGGAGAAGGACATCGCGCGAAGACGCGATGCGTGGATGTTCGACCAATTGCAGAAGAAGGCGGGACTCGAAGAGCACGACCGCAGCGAGCGGGATTTAGCCGAAGGTTTCTTCGGGCAGATCGCGAGCTTCAAACCGATTCTCAAGGAAGACGGCACCGAAGACACCGAGGCGACAGAGCGCGCCGTGATGGAGCTATACGGCAAGGGCATTGAGCACGGCGGCGACATCACGAAGGGCATGGCGTTGTCCGGGCCGTATGCGCCTGCATTCACGGCCAAGCAGATATTGCAGACGTTGAAAGCCCAGGCGGCGGCGAACGCGATGGTCGAAAAGTATCGGCTGATGGGCGGCTTGCAGGATGATCGTTTCGAGAACGAAGGCGTGCGCGATGCGCGTCGCCACGGCTACGCCGTGGACATCGCTGACGTTAACTACAAGAACAAGCTCGCGTTGCAGGCGGACGCCCATCTGAATCGCATCGCTGAGAAACGCGCTGCGGCGGGATTGAACGGAGGGAAGCCGCCACGGATGCTGTCGCGCTCCGCGATGGAAGACATCATCTACGGATTCGATTTGAAGGAAGAGGAAATATCCGGCGGCAGAAAGATTCCCAAGAAGTACAGGGACAGGATGGTTGAAGAGGCCGAAGACCTCGTGCAGAAGGGCGGCAAGGTACAGACGGCTGTAAATGCCGTATGGGCCAAACACAAGCTCGATGACGTTCCTGAGCCGAAAGCAAAAGGCTTCTTCGATTTCAGCGGTCCCGACTCCGTGATCCCGCAAGGGTTCGATGAGCCAGCCGTCGATCCGAACTCTCTCGGTGGCGCGGCGGTTGGTGCTGGCGCAGACGCGGTTGCAGCCGCTGCCACCCCGCCCGCTGCGACGCCACCGGCCGATGCGGCGGTCAACATTCCGACCGCTCGCGGCAAAGACGGCCGCATGTATCCGAAACCACGCGGCGAGGCCGACTACAAAAAACTCATGTCCGGTGAAGACTTCCTCGATCCAAACGGCGTCGTGCGAACGAAGCCATGAGCGCGAACTGGTGGGAAGCAGCTCCGGTCACTGATAAGGCGCAGCCCAAGCCCGCGCCGGATCGCGCTCAACCTGCGCCCGCCGATTCATGGTTCGAGGCCGCACCAGTCAAAGCAGCGCCCCGGCCCGCAGCGCCAGCGCCAGCGCCAGCGGAAGCGCCGCTCGCCAGTGCCCTCGGCTCACCCGCATGGGACCCCTCGAAGCTGCCACTACGACTGCGACCGGTTGAGTACACACTGCCCGGCGGTATCGAGCAGTTAGGCCCGCCTCTGAATGATCCAGGCTGGCGCGTGTCGAAGCCCTCTCCGCATACGGTTCCGTCCGGCCCGACATCGCGCGTCCGTTTGCCTGAGATTGAAGTAGTTGGGCGACCGGATAAGCCCGATACGCGGCCGACTGCCGGCTATGCGGACGTGTTCAACACGGACTTTTTCAACACTGACAAGGGCTGGTTTCAGTCTCCATTCGCGCCAGATTTGTCGGCAACAGTCGGCGCGCGGAATGAAATGAAGGTGGTCGGCGTTGAAGAAATGCTTACCGCTCCGATGAGGCAAGCGGAGGTGCGCTACGAGCAAGCCCGCACGTTGCCGCGTGCCTATCAAATGTGGCGCGAAGAGAAGGCAGCGGCGGAGGCTGCCGGCGAACCTGTGCCAAGTCTGCTTGACGATCCGCTGGTCATTGATGCGGCGGAGCGAGTCGGTCTCGGCCAGCGCGTCGATATATTCGTTCGCGGACTCGAAGACCTTGCCGGCAAAACGCCGGAGCAGATCGAAGCCTACAAACAGGAACAGCACGCGCTCATCGGGCCGCAGGCAGCACAGCGCGAAGCGCTCGCACACCGTCGCCAGCTCGCCGCCGCAGTCATGGGTGAGTCTCGCCCCAACTTTGAAAGCGAATGGTCCGGCCCCGCACTCGCCTTCGACCTTGCCAACAGCGCGCAAGACATGCTCGGCAGCATCGGCGCTGGCATCGTGGGCGGTCCCGCCGTGGGACTTTCGACCCTTGCCGGATCGGTTGTGCCAGAGGAATTCGCGGGCGCAAAGAATCAGGGAGCGAGCGACACCACGGCTCTCTTCTACGGTTTGGCGAAGGGTGCCGCCGAAGCGTTCCCCGAAATGAAGACGATGGAAATCGTTACGAAGTCACCCGCCGGAAGAGTGTTCTTGGAACGGATGCTCGGCAAATTCGGCAAGGGGAAAATCGGTCACATCGTTGGAGCTACCGCAACCGAGGCTACGTCGGAGATGCTGACCGAAGCGCTCGGCGTCGGTATCGACAAAGGGATCATTGACCAGGACACGCCGATTGGCGAAGCCATTGCGCGCATAACCCGCGCGGGCCTCATCGGCGGAATGATGGGTGGTGGCGTAGGCACGCTGACCAGTCCGCTGCCAGAACCCCCGCCGCAGATTCCCGAGTGGGCGATGCCGAAAGGCGAAGGTCCCGATCAGCGATGGACGCCGCCGACCTCGAACGACCTCGCGTCGATTCTGGCCCCGAAGGAGCCGGCCCCTGCCCCATTCAATCTCGCCCCGCTGAGTGCGGAAGCGCTCGCAGGCGTTGGGCCGATGACATCGCAGCCGACTGATCCTGCGCCGCCATTCGTTCCGTCTGACATTCAGCCTGACTTACCGTTGCCCATCACGCAGCCAGAATTGCAACTGCCCGGCGGCGGCGCAGTAGAAAAACCGGAACCACAGTCCGAGCTGCCCCTTGGTACAATCGCCGCGCCCGCTTCTACGGGTAGTCGGGCCTCTGAGGACGATGCGGCGAGGGCTTCAGCTCCTGTAACTGCGTCTACTCAGGGGACCGCATCCCCACCTTCAAAACAGCAACCCGGCGAGCCGCAAGTCACTGCCGCTTCGCCCGCTACTCCTGCGCCCAATGAACCTGCACCGACGCCTGCACCCCAGGTTAAACCCGCAGTTTCCACGGCACAGGAACCCCCAGCGGGCGAAGCGGCCTCTATCGCCGCGTTGCGCGAAAACAAGTCCGCGCCCGTGCGCAAGTACGAAGTGGACCCGCGTGGCGGCATCGAGCCGGTAGACGCCGGGCCGCAATGGGAAGAACTCCCCGGCGGCTGGCGCAAGCGCGAGTACATCGCGGAATTCGACGGCCAGCGCAATCCCGTGCAGGAGCTGCGCACGCCTGCCGGCAAGCGCTACATCCGTGGCATCGATCACGACGGCAAGCCGTTCGACCTGTCGCCGAGCGCCGCCAAACTATTCGAGAAATTCTTCGAGGAGCCGAGCGGTGCGGCGGCGGGCGCTCCGGCGCAAGTTGAACCCGCCGCGCCAGCCGCGACCCCGGCCGCAACGAAAGCGCGACCGGCGACCGTCAAAACCGGCAAACGCGAGACCGTGACCACGGCCACGGGCACGAAGGTCGATACCGAATATGAAGTGGTTGAGGCTGATGACCTCGTGACCTCCGACAAGCCGGAGTATCCGAAGCAGCTCCAGCCGCGTGAGCGCGGCTCGCGCGTTTCGAGTCAAGAGCAAGTGTCGAAGATGGGCGGCAGCATCGATCCAGACTTGTTAGGCCCAAGCCCCCACGCCGAACACGGCGCTCCCATCATCGGCAGCGACGATGAGAATGTGGAGTCAGGCAATGGGCGCGTGATGGCACTGCGACAGATGTACTCACGCGATCCGGAGCGTGCGCAGAAGTATCGCGACATGGTGGCGGCTCAGTCCGGCCAGGACGTGAGTCAGATGCGCAACCCCGTGCTCGTCCGTCGTCGCACGACGCCGATGACTGACGCGGAGCGCGTGAAGTTCGCGAAGGAAGCGAACAAGACCGCCGTGAGTCGCATGTCCGCGAGCGAACAGGCGAAGGTGGATCAGGATGCGTTGACGCCCGATGTCATGGCGAAATTGCCCGAAGACATGGATGAAGGATTCGACCTCAGCAAACCGGCCGGCCAGAAATTCGTGACCGCTTTCGTCAGCAAGTTCCCGGTAGCAGAACGAGGCGAGTTGATGGACGCGGACGGCAAGACGAGCGCCGCCGCTGTTACTCGCGCCAAGGCCGCCCTCCTCCAAAAAGCGTATGGAGGCACGCCGGCCGGCGACGCCGCGATCCGTCGCGCCGTGGAGTCCACCAGCTCCGACGCACAGACACTCATTAATACGTTGGTCCGGTTCGCCGGGCCGTTCGCCAAACTGCGCGAGGACATCGCCGCCGGGCGCATTCAGGAAGAGGCTGACATTGGCGGCAAGCTCGCCGAAGCAATCGAAGTGGTGCGCAGCGTTGAAGGCCCAGGTGGAATCTCCAACTGGCTCAAGACCGAAGACATGCTCAACCCGAAGGACCCGGTGGTTAAGCAGCTCATCGAGACCTTCTACAGCTTCGACGGTCGCGGCAATGCAAAGCGTCTGCGCACGGGCGGCGCAATCGGCACGACCCTTAATGAATATCTGAAGCTGGCGCAGGGATATACCGCCGAACAGGCCGGCGGCGGACTATTTGGTGAAGCCGAGGCCATACCGAAGCTCGACCCGGCGGCGCAACTCGCTAAACTCAACGCCGGACGACGCACACAGGAGCAACGCAGTGAGCGAGAAGCCGAAACCGCCGCAAAAGCCCAGCAAGGACTCTTCACCGCCCAAGGAAAACCATCTGGCTCCGTATCTTCTGGGTCAAGCGATGAGAACAGCCGGGAAGAAACACAATCAGCCGGACCTGACGAGAGCGGGGTCGAGAGCGATGCTGAAGCACGGGCCACCGCCGAAGAAGCCGAGTTAGAGCGCGAGCAGGAGGAAGCCTCGCGTCAGCGCGAGGCCGATGTCCGCGAGTTTCGCAAACTCAAGAAGACTGACCCCGAATTCAAGCGCATCTCGAAAGACGTTCACCCCGAGTCAGGCGGAGCCGGCGAAATCTTCAAGGGCTGGCAGGACGCCAAGGCCGGCAAGCCCATCGACCCGGTGCTGGCGCAGAAAATGCTTCCGACCGCAGACATGCGCCCGCATGGCTTCAACCCCGTACAGGGCTATCTAGTCGGATACGCAGCGGCGCTCGGCATGAAGCCGCCCATCGACATTCGTTCCTTTGATGCGCTCGACTGGCTTCGCAAAGTCGTAGCCGAACAGGAACAGCAGTTCGAGGAACCCGCCGCCGGCCAGGACGAAATGGCCGACCTCGATGAAGATGTGGGCACCACGGCTGCGACGGAGGACGAGGAGCAGACCGGCGAAGACGTTTCGTATGGCGAGGAAACTCCCTACGACGACACGGGCACCCTCAGCGACTCCAAGCTCGCCGGCAAGACTGGCCCCGTGCCACGCGGGCCGAACATCCCCGGCAAGAACACCGCCACCGATCCATTGCAGATCATCGGCCAACGCAAGGCCGACGAGATTGCGGCGAAGATCGAAAGCGAACGACAGGCGGAAGTCGCCCCGAAGCGCGAGAGCGAATTGCGCGAATCGCAGTACGACTCGATGTGGCGCGATCTTCACGGCGGGATGCACCCCGGCGAAACACCGGAGGAATACGCGCCTCGACAGGAAGCATTCGTGCAG